TCTTCTGAAATATTTACAACGGAATATTGCTCACCGCTTTCATCCACGATCTGCATCTTCCCCGCAAGCCCGTCAATTCTTTCCGGAAAGTTCATTGCAGGAATCTGTCCTTCGCTTCCCTCTTTTGCCCGCAGGGAATCTGCTATGTCGGTAAATAGCGTTGTTAATTGACTCATATTCTCACCTCCTTAATAGGACGCATTCAGCGCCGCTGTGATGTTGGTATTAATTGCGTCTGTGATTTTCTGATCGGTTTCAGTTTTTGTATAAACCTCTGTCTTTGTATACGTCTCCGTTTTTGTGTAAACATCAACTTTTTTTGGATAGGCTGCATCCGATTCCGTCTTCGTATAAACGTCAGCTTTTTTTGCATACGGTTCCAGCTGGGCCGATATATCAATGCTGTCAAATTCCTCCCGCAGATCTTCCAGATCGGTCTTTTTTGCATAACGCTGATCGGCCTGCTCCACCGTCAGCTTCCCCGCCTCATTTAGCACCACCTCAACATTATCCGCATTGGCTACGTTCACAGCAAGATTAAAGTCAATCGAAAAGCCCGGAGCATCCCCCTCAGATGGAACCGGCTCACCGGTGTCCCGTGTAAGCTGTGCGACCAGGTAGAGGATTTCCCCTACATCTGGGTCCTGCGCGTATACGCCCACTTGAAAGAGTTCATAGCCCGTTTCCAGTCCAGCATTGCTCAAGAACACCGGAATCGTTAGAGTGGTGTTTTCCGATCCGGAAACTGGATGAATCAAGTCTTTCAGTTCCAGCGTTTGCACTGGCTCGCTGACACTCGTTAAAGCTGCAAGCTGCGCCTGCTCCACTTTTCCCGCGCCGGACATGGCCTTTGTCAGCTTTAGCGTCAACTCGCTGTTTGGCAGCTTCTGATCTAGCGCAAGACCGGCTGTTGTTTTAATCATGTAAAAGTCCAAAGTTATCCCTCCTTAATCGGCTGTTTTATGCGGCTGCACAAAGAGCTGCCATGATAGGTTGTTTCTTGCATATCATAATCCTTTGAAATGACGGACATCGGTATCTGATAATTCCGTTTCATGCTGACGGCTCCGGCGGTGTAAAGTATATGATTCGATTCAAAATAATCGTATAGCGCAACACCTATTAGATAATCCAATGGGATCATTTCCTCAAACATATCTGTAATGCTTTTTTGCATGCGAATCCCATACGGAACCTGTCTCCAATGGATGCGGCAGGAGATCGTTTTTGCATCAAGGTCAATCGTCAGGATGTAATTTCCTTCTCCCAGAACAGTGTCCAGCTTTCGCCGGAGCGCACGCTCCGTATAAGGAGGAACGCTAAACCATTTCAACAGCACCTCTAGTCGCCGTTCTTCCAGTGTTGCTGTATCAAGCGGCTGAATTCCTAATATTTTTTCGCGCCGTGCGATACCGGATTCTTCTGACGTGCAAACGGCAATATTGTTGTCAACTTCATCCATCGCACGTTCAAAGGATTCACCTGCCTTGTCCCCTGCCTCAATGGAAAGTCGTACATCTTCGATATGCAGAACCGCATCCGGATACCGAATCTCTAAGAGCATGTCAATTCACCCCTTACCGGAACACTTCCGTCTGTTATCTGCAAGTTTGCCGCATTTCCGTTAATCGTAGTATCGTTTACATCCAAGATCCCTTCTACTTCCACAATCCTTGCTTCAATCTGTAAGATTCGGACAATCAACGCTTCACTTTCCTCCCATTCCTGACGTAGCTCCAGAAGATATTCATCGACTTTTGCATCAATGTAAGATTGCAAATCTTCATAAGAATATCCCTCATCGTATGTGATTGTTGTTGAGATATTGATCTCTATTTCTTCCACCGCAAAGACCTCCACCCTGTGACCGATTGGAGCAATTCCGTCACCCTCACCGGAGTTGACGATTGGATCAAGCGCTGTCTGTATGTTGTCTACAATGGACGGCTCTGGCGCACGAAAGTCCGCGCCTGCAATCACAACCTTTATCCGGTCTGACGGAGCTTTCACCCTGCTCAACTTACAAGCGTTTACTCCGCTGAGTTCCTTGATTTGCGTCATGTAATATTCACGATTTCCGGCGAATCCTTTATAATCAAAGGTGTTCAATAGTCTCGTTCGGTATTCCTCGATATCCTCTTCGTCCTCGCCTTCTTTGATACACTTCAGGAGCTTTCCCCATTCAAATTCCTCAATAAATTCAACGGGCTCTAAATCACCTAGCACAAGATTCGGTGCGGATCCGGCGGTGTCACATCCCACTTCATAAATATGCTCGATTTCATCTACGCATCGATAGACGGTGTAGTTATATTCATCCAGATTAAATTCGCTTCCGTCCGGTACCGCGCAGTTAAACTGCGCTTGAAATTCTGCATAGGTTGCTTCTTTTAATTCGCATCCGCGGTCATTTCCGGCACGAATCAAATGATCCATGTCTGCCGTATCAACAAAAAGATTTGCTTCAATTCCGGCCAAAACAAGATAGGCTTCTTCCAGTCTTGCTGCTTGTTTTGCGCAAGCATTATAAATCAAGCTTCCCTCTGCAGTAGAAACTCCTTCCGGCATTTCAGTCAGCATTTCATCTAAAATATTCTCAAAGGTCCGATCCTCAAACATCGACTTCCACCACCTCGCTTTCTCCGAAATCAGTTAACAGGCGAAAGGAAAGTATTACCTTTTCGCCCTTCATTTCACAAATAAAATTTTCAATTCCAGATATGAACGGATTTTCATAGAGACATTCTTCTGTCATTCGCTTCAGTTCAGTTGAAATATACGCCTGTGTATATCCTCTTCCAAGCATATCTTCATAATCCTGTCCATAGTCGAGAGAATAGACATAGTAGCGTTCTCTTGCAGTCTGTAGCGCAAGCCACGCCCAAACCACCACCGCATCCACGCCTTCCACAATCTTTCCTGTCAGCTTTCCAGTTTCAAAATCCACCCCGTATTCCCGGGGCATATATTCGGATTCGTCCTCTTCAAGCTCAATCCCTTCCTCTTCCAGTTCTTCTTCGACAAAAGGAAAAATCATACTTCCACCACCTTTGCTAGTACAACGAATTGTTCTGCATCGTCTCGTACCAGTTTAACTGCTACCACAAGATCCCCTTCTTCTAAAATGTTTGCCTTGTATGCTTTCAGGTTGCTAGTTTCCGATTTATCGGTGTGGTAGTATCTTTCGTCCTTGTCAAACGTCAAATTGCAGTCCATCAAGTAATCGTCAAAATCCAGCGTTATGTCTGCTAGTTTGATCTTCTTTCCCGATTCAACCGTACCGATCTGGATCGGCGGGTCGTTGTAATATTTACCCTGAGATCGCATTTGTGTAATAAGTCGCTCATATGCGTTCATGATGCCTCCTTACAAATAATTCGTCGGATTCACCGCCGTTCCCTGTCCGTTTTTATAATTCTTCAATACCTCAAAATGAAGGTGAATGGCGTAGTAGTTCGAACGCCCATATCCGGAACCGCCAACCGTACCAACCCGCTGCCCCTTTTTCACGACAGAGCCTTTTTTCAGCCCTGTTTCCGGCTTTAGATGCTGGTATCTTGTCACAATTCCGCCACCGTGGTCGATGTCAATATAATGTCCCCGTGCGCCGCCCTGGCTGAGCGGGACGTGCTTGACAACCTTCCCGTCCCATGCGGCCACACAGCGCTTTCCGCTTGCGCCCTGTGTCCCGATGTCGATTCCTGCATGAATGTGATCGCCCCGGTCGGTTCCATAGCGTCCGGTAATCCTTGTATATCCCGGAAGCGGCCAGCCCAGCTTTCCACCTTTGTACGAATTAATAGATGCTTTGCTGCTTGTTGCTGTCACTTTCGGCCAATCCGGATAGCAGAAGCAGCTTACCTGAGAAATGCTCCGCTGCCGCCTCCGGCATACACTTCCAGTTGTGTTCCCCTCAATAGTCGTAAATTTAGAAGAGCTGCTAACCTTTTCCACAATTCCAATGTGCGACCAATTGAAAACAACCAAATCTCCCTTATGTGGCTTTTTTCCTGTCTTTCCACGAGCCTTGTACCAGTCCCGCACATCATAAACCCGCGCCGTCTTTCCTCCATTCATCAAGCACTTTCCATGACCGGATTTGTTAAAGCATGACCATACAAAAATGCAGCACCATGCTACGCCGTTCATTCCATAGTAGCGCGTCGCCGCATTCGTGTTCCCAGATATTCCAATCCATTCCCGCGCTTGATTTAGCACATCGTTAATTGCATCGCTGCTGCTTGTTGTCCCCCCGGACAAACTAGAAGTCTTAGATTTTTCTTCTGTGTCCCCGGAATAGGTATCCATGACATTCTTAAACGCAAGATCTAAAGTCATGGTGTAATTTCCGTCGCTCCATTCATGTGAATCGGATTCAATCCAGTATTTTCCGCTTAACCCTGTTCGGCTGTCGCTAATTAGCACCCCACGGCCGGATACGCATTTATAATCTCCGATAGCGGTCAAACTAGCTGACTTGTCAATCCCATGCAGCTCTTTCTTTGCCTCTGCTTTTCCTGTCCCGGAATCAACAGAAATTGCGTTTTGGTATACTCCGTATCGTTTGATATTTGAATCGTTCTTCACAACTCCAATTCTCTTGTTCTTTTCATTGTAGATGTATACCCGATTCACCATCTGATCGGTTGTGGCAGACCAGGAAGAATCAAGGATTCGTTCGCCCTCTTTGATCCAGAAGTTTGAGATGACCTTGCCCTTTTCAACCACTTCCAGTTTAGATCCGTCCATTTGCGCGATATACAACTTTCCGTTTTTGCGCTTCGCCCGCGTATAGGCGGCCATAATGATCTCGTAGTAAGTCCGTTCCTGAAAAAAGATTTTTTTGATATTTACTTTTGTTTTTGAAAGCGTACCTGTCGAAACCCCAATATCATTACATACCTGTTTTGCAATTTTCTCCGGCGTTTTCTTGCGAAATTTATAAGTTCCAGAGGATCGCAAGAGGTGCATCATATAATCTTGTGCCGTGTAGGAAAGTGTCCCTGCCTCAGACCGGCGTTCTCTGCTTGTCACTGTACCGACAAACTTGACAGTTTTGTTGTCCGGATAGGCAGGGTAAAACACAATCTTATCACCGTTTAAAATGTTAAGCTGCTTTACGCTACTGTCATTCGGGCTGTATGCGATCTCAAAGTCTACAGTTCGGGCCGCCTGCTTAGCGCTTCCAGACCATGTGACGCGTGTTACATAGCCGGTAATATCGTTATCTTTCCATTTTAATTTCATTTTGGGATCACCAGCTTTGTCCCCGGAAAGATCCACCAGCCTTTTACGCCTTTGTTTGTGCTGCTTTTCTTTCCGTGCTTCTTTGCCGCTTTCTCAATGACAGATTTATTCGCATTATAGATTTTTGTATATTTACTTCCTGCTCCATAGTATTTTTTCGCAATTGCCCACAAGGTATCTCCCTTTTTCACAGTATAGTTTTTTGATTTTGATTTATTGTCCTTCCCTGGCTTCTTATTATTTTTATCATCCTTTTTTCCTCCGCCTGAGTTGTTATTATTTTTTTTATCTTTAGGAGGTTTCGTATAGGTCGGTTTTCGGTACTCCTGCATGGACAGAGTAAACTCTACGTCTCCGGATATATCCGGCTCTCCATACGAAAACGACTGAATGGTCGTTTGCAGATTGATATTTGTATCCGTAATCGTGATGCGCACCGCCTTTTCCTGCCAACTAAGAATTTTGTCAATATAATCATACGGGTCTCGATCCTTTGCGTAAGCCGCAAAGGAATAATCCTGCCCTGGAAAAAAGCTCGTCAATTCTACCGTTTTTAATCCGGTCTTTCCCAGAATCGTAACATCGCCTTTCGTCTGCACATTAACCGTTTGGTGAGAATTTTCTACCGACACCGTAAAGGTAGAGGGAAGGATCGGGAGCTGGATCGCATCCGTTCCGTTTTTTAACCAGATTTCCATAATCATCCTCCTTTACGCCATATTCAGACTTGTCTTTTCCAATCGTTCTGCCAGGTAGTCTACAATCCTTTTCATGTCCGCTTCTTCGCGGACTACAAAATAATCAGCCAGTTTCGGAATTGTGATATTAATTGTTTTTTCACCCTCTGCTCTTGCCATTTGAATAGATTCATCGTGCGGATACACCCTTGTTCCACGCGGAAGATCAATAATTTCTCCACCACGCTCATGTACCTGCGCGATACCGCCACGCCAATTATCCGTTCCTTTTGCAAGCTGCGGGATAGTCGGAATGTGATAGCTTCCAAATAACCCCTCAATTCCAGATTTTACTGCTCCGGGCAATCCGTCAATAAATCCGTTGACGCCATCAATAAACCCATTTAGGACACCAATTACTGCATTTAAAGGTGCCTTTACAATACTGCTAAATCCTTCCCATATACCTCTGAAGATGCTTTTCACACCTTCCCATGCCTGTTTCCAATTTCCAGTGAATACACCTTTGATAAATTCAATAACGCCCTCTAAGGTAGTCATAAACGCATTGAACATTCCACCTGCAAAATTGAAGAAATTTGTAATCAGGTTCCCCGCAATCGAAAAGGCCGCCTGAAACGCTCCGCCAAACACATCCATCACGACCGAGCCAATCCTTTTAATCGTCTCAATCTCAGGTCCAAGCAGAACCTTAATGTTGTGTCCAAATTCTTTGAAGCGGTCAACAGCCTTTTTTACAATCGGCCCGATTTTGTCCCAATTCTTGTAAATCAATAGCGCCGCAGTAGCAATTCCGGCAAGCGCTATCCCAACAGGCCCTGTCATGATCGTCTTAAAGGCTCCAAAGCCTTTCGTTCCATTTGTTAGTTTGAAAATCGCACTGCCAAGCTTTCCGGAATCTTTAATCAGATTCCCGAACCCGCCCGAAAGCTTTCCGACTGCCATGAAAACAGGTCCGATTGCCGCGACGAATCCTGCGATTTTAACCGCCGTTTTTTGCCCTGCATCGCCTAATCCATTCCACCAGTCTACCAAACCATGAACCTTGTCGATGGCAATCTCCACATAGGGGGGCGGTGTCAAGTTGTTGTGGAGTTTTTGGTTGACAGATCCAAAATGATTATCATCTAGCTTAGCGGTATGCCTCTGTTCATGCTAAGGCTTCTGATCAGTGTCTGGGTCCCGCTGCT